GACTATCTGACGGTGTGTTGATAACGAAACGGTAACAATTCTCCATCGTCCATCGCATCGTCTATCGTGCGCTTGATGTCGTTATCTAGATCGTCCATAGCGCCGACCATGCACCACGAAAGTGCCGTCCTTTTCAAGGTTAATTAAAGTTACCTGCGTGTCCTCAACGATGATAAAGGCTTCCTGCCAGTTCATAGTTCCCTTGGTATAGCCAGCCTTGCGAATATCCATAAGATGCCCACCTTCTACGCCTCGCAGGATACGCCCTATCTTGCCCCCAGAAGCCTCTGTGAAGGCTGATACTCCCGCCCTATGAGTATGTCCGCATACCACGCTTAAACCATGCCTACGAGCCGCTCCAAGGGCTGTAAGACCCGCGTTAGGGTTGATGCCCTGTTCGTCTCCATGAACTGCCACCCAGCCCTTAGCGAAGGCGTATGGCTTCTTATGGTAAGTGATGCCTAACTCGTCTAAACGCATGAAGCGCTCGAACTTTAACTCTGGCAAGGCTAAGAATGCTGGGATCTTTTTCATGATTACATTGTAAAGACGATCGGTGTGATTAGATCGGATCATGTGGGCTTCTTTAGAATGCTCAACCAAAGACCATAGAACTTCTACTGCTAGATCTCGATCCTCAGCTAGTGTTTGTTCGTACCAACCTGGTGTGCCGTCTGACCATCGGCTGATCTGTGGGAGGTCAATTTCATCTCCGAGTGTAATAACGCTATCTGGACGGTATGCCTTAATAAAAGATGCAACATTACGGACAGCAACTTCGTCATGATATGGCACTTGCAGGTCTGGCACTATAACTGTGCGCTTCATTAATCCTCATCGTCATCGTCATAAGGGATCGAGTCGGGAAGTTGTGGCAACCAGTTAGGTGTGGGCAAGATAGTTGCCGGGTAAGTTAAAGGTTCAAGCAAGATAGCCAAAGCCAACTCAGGTGTGAACCCTGCTCGTCTTAGTGATTTGTAATACTCATTTAGCCCGATGCAATACTGATCGAGCATAGAGTAAGCCTCTAAGTCGATAGCCTTCTTGCGAGCCATAGGATTATTGTCGCTCTAAAAGTATGTTATAGATCTCATCGACACGCCCATTAAGGCGTTTGATCTCCGACAGCAAGTGCGTGATTACATAGCCCGCTAATCCACCCACTATCGCAAGCGTGGCAATATAAAGATTTAAGTAATCCGTTGGTGTCATCGTTTAGGTGTCGCATATCCAAAGACCCCAGCTAGTACAGCCCACAGGATCGAGCGGTAATCTGCTGCGAAGTTAGATGCAGCCCAAGCAGACAGGAACGCTCCTGCTGTTAGTACCAATGGATTTTTCATATTCATAGACTGCCTCCTAGTAGCGGGATATTAAAGAACGAATTATCTTGATCGCCTTTGCGAGAAAAAGAACAGTGGAGATGAGTGCGGTGCTGGTTAATCCCCTTATATTTTCTCCAACGCCAGAAACTCTTAGCGCTGGCGATCTTGCCGTCAAAGATGAGATATGAGATGCGGCGATCAGTCTTTGCCAAGATACGAAGTTGATCTGCCACATCGGGCATGAGATCGGGCTTGGGTTTTCCTGATAGATCGCGGTCAATGTCAATGGCACGAACCCAGCCCTGCTCATCTGGATTATGGTCAGACTTACGAGCTGAGTGCCGACTATCACCGATCCAGCCGTCTGAGGTACGCAGACGATCGCCGTAGGCATCATCAAACTGCTCTCTTAGTTGGATACCGGCTTTGCATAACTTTGGCTTCATGCCAGTAGCGTTGCCAGTTCTGCATCTGTTAGTCCTAAGCGCTCTGCAATAGCAGCCTTAGCCTCAGCCTTCTCCGCGGCTGCTTGTTCCTCATCTGCCTTAGCCTTTGCGTAAGCAACTGCATCTGCCTCGCGTTGTGCTACTTCCTCGGCTGTTAGTTCAACCTCAGAGACTTCGCCTGTCTCGCAGTTTACGATGATCTTTGTGTCTGCCATTTTGTCTCCTATGATTTAGATATGCCGTAGAGGGTTGCTGTTGAGTATTGAAGTAAATTGTAAGAAGGTACGAATAACTTAATAGAAGTTATTGCGGAAGTATCAGACCAGAGACCTGCGTCTAAAGCCATAAGCATCGCAGTTGTATTGCCTTCTGCTACGCCTTCTGCTGATATTGACTTAAAGGCTGATGAAGCATAGTTAGGAATATAGGCTTGGCAATTGCCAAAGGTTGAAGCAGTTGCGCCAGCGCTAGAGACATAGCCTAGAGAAGCATAAGTAAGAGTCGCGCTAGTGGCGCTTGAACCGTTGCCGTATAGTTGGCGCTCGGAATAATTGCTTGTTGAACCGTTAAACTGAATACGAAGGTTGGTGTTAGTGGCTAAAGCATCTGAGCCACGAACTGATGCGACCACGAGTAAATCTGTAAAAGTAGCAGGAATTGCGCTGAAAGTAATATCGGTTGCGCCTAGCACTCCAACCTCAACGGTGGTACCTATCTTTACATAAGTGTTAGCCATTATGCCGCCTTAATTCCGTATAGGGTAAGAACCGTTCCTGTGTTCATTGTTCCAGTTCCAGTCGTTACATCTATGCGGTTAATAGCGGCAGTTGAACGCCAAGTGCCAACTTCAGCAATAGTTAGGTTAGCCGCCGATCCGCCGCGTGTAAGGGTTGTCTTAAAGGTTGTTGTGTTGGCGTAGTTCATAACGCTAGCGGTTAGTGTTGAAATTGCTGTACCGATTTCTAAAACTTTATGATCGCCAACTCTATCTGAAATTGCGCTAGAGCCAGTTCCGTAAACATAAGTTCTAGAATAATTGGCTGCTGTGTCGTTATTAAAATATAAGAACATACCCTGCGCGCTAGATGCAGCCCCACCTATAACCAAGACAAGATCAGTATAAGTGCTAGGGATAGAAGTAAAAGATACTGTGGAACTCGCGCTGCCAAGAGTATTAGTTGCTATTGGTTCATAAGTTGCTGGCATTATTTAATCCCATACAGAGCGAAAGAGGAGTATTCAGAAAATAAAGTTCCGTTAGTTGGAAGCAAGGTAATTGAAGTGATAGCCGCCGGAGTTGCATACCAAAGACCGCTACCTAGCGCGAGTTCTCCAGAACCGTTCCTATCTAAACCAGCAAGTGATCGTGTTGTCTTATTCTTATTTGTACTGGTGTAATCAAGAATATCTATTACTCCTGCACCAAAGACAGAAGTGCCAGATGATGCTGCTGCAATTCTATAAACTTCAATACCTGTGCTAGCAAAGCCACCAGCGCTTGCGGTAGAACCGTCTCCAAGAAGGTAGTGGATACGGTAGTTACTACTTGAGTCAGAGTTGAAGCGCACCAATAGAGTGTCTTGCGTTGAAGCGCGGTTATCGCGACCTAAGAAGCGCACCTGTAAGTGAGAGTAAGTACCTGCAATACTGCTAAAAGTAACGCTAGCAGATCCTCCAGAGCCTACAGTTGTGCTGGCAATAGACTCATAATCGGTGAGCGAGACAGGCGCGCTAACCCCCATAAGTCCAGCAATTTGGTTAGCGATCATTATGCGATCGCACCCACGACATACCAAGTATTAGCAGCGGTCTTGATGCAGGCTGCTGACTTATATTGCGCAAGGGTTGGGCTGGCTGCTACCGCACCTGCTGAAAGGACTGTGGTTGTGCCGGGCGTTACAGCTGAGATAGTGCAGAGTCCAGCCCCGATGTTAAGAACTGTTAGTACTGTGCCGATCTCGAATGCCACCGAAGCATCGGTCGGGATCTTGAAGGCGATAGCAGTTGCCTTGTTCATGATCTCTAGGCTCTGGTACTGGTCTGCTAAGACTGCTGTGTAGTCGGCTGTATTAGCCGCGCCTACTGAGAACGAAGTAAGTCCGTTATACATAGCCGCGCTTAGGACATCGCCTGTGCTTGCTGGAAAGCCTGTTGCCATTTATATCTCCTAGTACGCCATTATGTTAGTGCCGATTATACCTGATACTGCGCTTCCGATGATGAACCCTTCAACGATCGGTTCGAGAGTTGTTACAGTTACGCTCATGGCATTTGGCGTTATATTCCATGAGAAGCCTTGTGCTTGTAGTGTCTTGACGATCGTTGAGCCATCTGGCTGAACATTCGTAATCTTTAGCGGTTGGAAGTAATCGAAGTCCAACATGGTTGCAGTTGGTACATCTGGATCAAGCAGATCGACCGTCATCGCATCTATGCGGATCGTGGTCTCTTTACGAGTTGCCACATAGATCTTGGCGATATTGAGTGTGTCTGCATCTGTCTGGGCTACGAGGTTATTCTCGTTTAACTGGTGTGGGAAGTACTTGGCGATCGAGGCTGAGTCCTCTGATACCTGCTGAGTGCCACCCACGCGAGTCATGCCAGCGCTGTTGATAATCAATTTATCATCGAAGGCGAAAGTAAGGTTGCTGTAAGGAATGCCAGTAGTCTGATTAAACTCGATCGGAGTATCGCCATACTTCTTGATCACATTCGTACGGTTTAGGAATACTGCTGTGCCTTCATCGTTAATAAAGAACGCGCCCTGTTCTGAGAACTCTGCGTTCTTTAGCGCATCGAGGGCTGTGCGAGAAGTGCCGGGATCTGCGATGCAGGTTGTGTTGCCTGTGTCGATGGTGCGCATAGATGTAGGCCATTGGACTTGATCTAGGATCTTGCCTATGCGTGTGCCTGTATCTTGCCCAGCGGTTGCGCTTGCGACTGTGGTGATACCAGCCTGCTGCATAAGTCTAAAAGCATCGGAGCAGATAATATCTACATAACCAATTTCCTGCCCCTGTGGGTAGGTGTACTTATAGTCTGTCGTATAGCCAGAGAATAAGAAGTAACCAACTCCGCCTACCGTTGCTGAGATGCGCAACTTGCGTAGTGGAGTAAGAAAACCAAAAAACTCAGAGTTCACATTCTGTGGGTTGAATTGGCCGTCTGGATCTATAACTCTGACGGTTGCTGAGCCAGCCTCGAAAGTATCGCGCATGATGTTGCGACCGCGCTTGATACTTATCTGGCGAACATTGGGAGTTAGATCAACTGTAGGTTCTGGCGTAGTGGTTGAGGCTAGTGTGCCTACGCCTAACTTGCCATACTTTTCATCACCAATAGTAAAAGGGAAGCCGAAGGTAGCGCCAGAGGTGAAGTCGAATGAGACAGCGATCTGAGCAGGTAGCGTCATGGGCCGAATGAACCGCCCTGACGGAATATCGCAGCGAACTTAGCCGAGAGTGAAGCATCGAGCAGAGTATCGCGCAGGACATCTTGCAGACCTTCTTGGGCAATTATTGAGCCAGCGTTTACATTGACTGTGAACTCAACGCCTGCTGCGCTGGTCTGTGTCGATCCCTGTGGCAGAGAGTATTGTGCGCCGCCGTTGCCAGCAATAGATGTAATGGCCATAGGCGCTTGGTTGTAATTGCCCATGGCGATGTTCTTGGCTAACTCTTGCGCATTAAGCAAGGTGGTTATCCAGCCGTCAAAAGGATTTTTAGCGTTTGGTAATCCAGAATAAAATGCAACCAACTTCTCTGTTAGCCCTTGGCTCTTAGCAATTTCGCCAGCAAGTTTAGATGCCTCTGTTGTGTTGCCGGTAAGGATCGCCAGTTGCAGTTCTAGGCGCTTGCGCTCCTCGTTAGTTATTTCACCCTTTAACGCAGCAATAATTGAAGCCTGTTGAATATCAAATAGAGTGCCAGCCTTCTGCAAGGCTGTCTGCTCTTTAGTAACTTTTAACTGCTGCTTCTGAGCGGCTAAGATTTCCTGCTGGCGCTTCTTGGCTAACTTCTCAGCAGCAGCGGCCTTACTTGCGTTGACTCGACTCATGTCTCCAGCGCCAGCGCCTCCGCCTGATGCGAAGTTAAAACTATCTCGCGCTGATCGAGCAGAGCGGCCTGTCTCGGCTAGCAGGTTGATGTAACCGCCAACGAGAGGAATAGCGCCTATAAGTTCCTTAAAGCCTAAGCCGCCAATAATAGGCAACTTGTTTAACTTGTCCGTAAGAACTGCTACGCCATAGATAACATCGTTCGTGTAATCAACGAGGTTCTCCATGCCATCGGCTACAGTCTCGATGCCTTTATCGCCGCCTAAAAGAACGAGTGCATCGACTAGGTTTTTGCCGATCGCTTCTTGGGCTTCACCGGCTCTAGTAGTAAGCAGTTGCATCTGGCCTGCGTAAGTCTTTAAATAAGCAGTAGATGATCCAGCAAATAAAGTGTTGATGCGATCTTGGATCTCAGCGAATGACTTGGCTTTAAGTTCCGCTTGAGTTAACCCTAAGTTGTACTTGCGAAGCCCTTTAGTGTTTCCCACATAAGCCTGTGAAAGACTGTTAGAAACGCTTAAAAGATCCTCGCCTGTACCGCGTGAGACATTTATTGCTGTGCCGAGCAACTCCTGAGACTTAGTAAGTGAGCCTGTTACTTGCAGTAAGGACTGTAGGGCTGGTCTCAACTCTGTGTCTGCGACCCCAGAAGCCAAGGTTAGGCTGTCTATGTAGCGGCGGATATCATCGCTAGCGTAAGCCAAGCCAAGGTTATTAACTGAGTTAGTTAATCGCTGTGCTGACTTATCATCCTCTGCGAATGCTTTAGCAGCGTTGAAGCCTGTGCGAGCGAGGCGTTGAATTGTAAATAAACTTAGGTAAGACTTAGCGAGAGTCTTGACTTGATTATTAAGACCAATGGTCTGTTTAGTGGCATCGAGGAACGCTTTTTTACCAACGAACTCGGAGGCAATATCTACTCTCACATTAGCGGACATTAGTTGCGACCTACCTTAGCGTTGAACTTAGCGGCGCTGTTTTCGATCGCCTTAATTATTACTCCCTGAGTTCTGCCCTGATCCTCATTCCAAGCGCGAAAGATGCCGCGCCCTTTGAGTTTATCTTGTCCTTTAAGTTCACCGCTTAAACGAGGCGAGAAGTTACCGCCGGGGTTCTTGCGCCCAGCAGTCTCATAGATAG